CTTTCTTTCTCTCGGAGAAACAGGAAGCGGTGGTAGGGCGGCAACGGCAACCGCGATGGATATGTTCCTTAAGTCGATGCGCCACATCGCTGACACAGTTTGTGATGCTATCAATCTCTATGTGATTCCTCCTCTTGTTGCATACAACTTCAATACGACTAATTTCCCTCAGATCAAAGTGCGTAACGTTGGTGAGGCTAAAGACTTGCAAATGTGGTCTGCTGCTATGCGGAACCTTATCGACGTTGGTGCTATTACTGTTGATGAACAGACTGAGGCTTGGGTTAGACAGCAAATGGATATGCCTAAGCTTCAAAGTGAATGGGTACCTTACGAGGAACGGCCTAGTGGAGTTACTGAGCGCATTACTAGTCTTTTGCAGGGTGTTGGTGCTAATGGTACAGGTAACGGTGGCGGGCCTACACCAGTTGGACAACCTGATCTACGAGGTTCGCGTGTAATTGCTGGACGTACTAGCCCAAACAAAGGTGCTGGCAATGTCGGAAAGTCGCCAAGTAGCTCCATTACATAACGCTATTGAAATTCCGTTAACGCAAAATAAAGTTGCGTTGATAGATGTTGCAGATTGGGAATTAATATCTCAGTTCAAATGGTGTGCTGCGAAAGAAGGAACTAGTAACCATTGGGTAGCAATAGCCGATATTGGAAACAAGCGATACGTAAAGATGCATCGTCTAATCATGGAAGCAAAAGAAGGCGACGAAGTAGATCACGAAAATCGAGATAGCCTCGATAATAGACGAAGCAACCTCAGACTAGTCACAGAAGCTTGGCAGCAAAATGCCAATAAGGAAAAGCGTTCTAGTAAAACATCATCAATATACAAAGGAGTTTGTTGGGATTCTTCTCGTGGTAGATGGACTGCTTACATTGATAAGAATAGGAGACGGAAATTTCTCGGTAGGTTCACGAATCAGATCGACGCGGCAAAAGCTTACAACGAAGCCGCAATCGAGATGTTCGGAGAGTTTGCACTACTAAACGAGGTTTCCGATGAAAACTCAAGTAGCGCCATTACCTAGTACAATCGAGGCTATAGATAAAAGGCTATCTGAGTTGTCTGATATCATCAAAGTCGTTAGTCTTGAGAGCCGTGATTTGTATGTTCGTCGTGCGAATAAGTTGCTTGACAAGAGAAACAAGCTAACTAATGCATGATCCCGCCACACTATATCAAGACCCTATACTGGCGAATATGTCAGTAGGACCGGAAAAGGAAATGGCACTCAAAAAGCTTAAACCCGGTATGGGAATTTATCAGGTAATGAATATGTCGAGTAAGGCACCCGATAAATCTAAACCTTGGTGTGTTGTTAATTTGCAGACTGGTGCTATTAATGGTCGTTGGCACGCTTCCAGAGAAGAAGCATTAGCACAGGCTAGAGCGTTGTACGCGAAGTTAGGAGCGAAAGCCAAAGTGCATACGGAAGAAGCGGTACATAACGCGTACTTCCTTTTCGCTGATCCGGCTATGCTAGTCGCCGAGGATGGAGCAAAGTGGGTTGAGGCAATTGCGCCAAAAACTTACGTTACTCCAGCATACGGCGAAGTAGTCATTACTCCTGAGCAGATCGACGCATACGTTCGTAACATCAACACGAACGTTCGTGGTCAAGATATTGCGATCAACTTTGAGCATGGCATTGATCCCTCTAAGGGACTTAAGGCTGCTGGATGGATCAAACAAGCTCGGAAGAATGATCGCGGTATTCTTGAACTCGCTGTTGACTTCACGGAGAAGGCTAAGGAAGAAATCAGGAGTGGCGAGTGGAAGTACTTTAGCCTTGAATGGGACGATGAGTGGCTTCACCCCGACGGTATGTTTTACCAGGACGTAGTGATGGGTGGCGCACTTACGAACCGTCCAGTGGCTAAGAACTTGATGCCTATTAACTTCTCAGAAATCTTTGCCGAGCAAGACATTCCTTATGCTGAAATCGTTGATCCTCCTGTTGAAGAAGAAACTCCTGCCGAGGATGAAGTGCATGAAGCACCAATGGCAGAATTAATTGGTGAACATCTATTTGCCGTATGGGACACTAAATACGTCAATAGCTTGCCCGATAGTTCGTTTGCTTGGATTGAATCGGGTGGAACGAAAACTGATGGTAAGACTGATTCGGCTCATCGTCATCTTCCTTACAAAGACTCTAGTGGGAAAATTGATCTGGCTCATGTTCGTAACATGCTTGCTCGTGTTTCGCAGGTTAAAGGTATTCCTCCGGCTGTTGTGTCGAGAGTTAAAGCACTCGGTGGCAAGTTACTTGGTGCGAAACAGGCAAGCGAAATCACAGAAGCACTCGATGAATACTACTTGGGTGAACAGAAGGAATTGGAACATAGTCAGCCTGGTACTGGCGATCCGCGTCTTATTGATGCTGAGTTTGTTGATGATCCTGCTATCGAAAGCGGTTCTCGTCGTAATACTCCTCCGTTTGATGATCCGCCGCAGGTTGGTAAATTGTACAATCCGGTGGAAAACGGTGAAGTTATGGTTCAGTACTCAGAAGCGGAAGCTGTCGGTTATGTCTCTGCCGCTGTGCCGGGTTTGAAACGCATTCACACGAATGATGGCGATAAACTCGTTGAAAGAACTGAACGCATTTTAGCTACACCGAGTGCTTCTCGTTCTTTCAGTGAATTGCAGAATCTCGCAAACGAAGTTCGTGGCTACTTGAGAAGTAACAAGGAACATGACATTGGAGACGTTGAAGAAACTACTGTTGAAACTGTTGAGATGAGTGAGTCTGATACCACAACCACTACAGGAGGTTACACCGTGGGTGAACTCACGGAGCGTGATTTACGCGAATTGCGTGCCGTCCTTGATGTTGATGATGATGCAAAGATCGTCGAAGGCGTCAAGGTAAAGTTCGGCGAGTTAGCTGCGTTACGCGATTCCGTTTCTGCTAATGAGCAGGAGCGCATCTTTGCGGAGCAGTATCCTCAGTTTTACGAGCAGCATCAGCGGCTCGTTGAGGAACAGCGGAAGGGAAAGGCTAAGAACTTCTCTGAGAGCGTAGAGAAGATTCGCAAGGCTGAGGGTTTTGGTCTTAAGACGACTACTCAGGGTCTTTCTACTACTGCGAAGGAAAAGATCGAAGAAGTACATTTGAAGTTCTCTGAAAACAAGGCAACTGTTGATGATTTTGAGGAAGCAATTAAGGCTATCACTAACGGCGGCATCGTGAACTTTGGTGAACTTGGTACTTCTAAGGAAGATGAAGTCATTGACGTTGATACTTCTGGTCCTCAGGGTATTCAGCAGGCACGTCACCAGTTTGCTGAGTTGGTTTCTAGGGTACAGAAGGATAATCCCGAGTTTGATTATCAGACGGCTGTTAATGAAGCGGCTAAGAAGAATCCTGATTTAGCCGAAGCCTACAAAATCACTCTACCGGCATAGGGGTGATGATTAATGGCTACTGGTAACTACATTCTGGACAAGGGTTATCTCCCGGCTGCTGCGTTAACGAAGTTCTATGCAGTTAAGTTAACGGCAGCGGAAACTGTTGGTCCGGTTAGTGCAATCGGAGATGTAGTCCACGGTTTCTCGCAGTTTGATATTGCTGCTGCGGAAATTCTTCGTGGTAAGCAGGCAAGTGTTCGTCTTGAAGGCATTACTGAGGCTGTTGCGTCTGCTGCTATTGCTGTTGGTGCTCAATGTCAGTTGGAAGCTGATGGTCGTGTTTCTACTGTTCTCGCTGCTTCGGGTAAGCGTATTGTTGGACGTTGTGTTGGTCATCCCGCTAGCGTTGCTGGTGATCGTATCTCCCTGCTCATTAATCCGAATGGTGGGGTGGCATAATGTATGATCCTGGTACCCTGTACGTAGATCCTATTCTTACCAACTTCTCGGTTGGCTACAAGGATCAGGCTCTCTACGGTGAACGGATCTTCCCGATAACTCCTGTGAATACGCAGTCGGGACGTTATCGTGTATTCGATCGTTCTAACTGGTTGATCTTTGAATCTCGCCGCGCTCCTGGTACTGTGGCGAATGAGATCGTCGGTGCGAAATGGAGCGAGGATACCTTCGAGACGCGTGAGCGTTCTTTGCAGGTTCCCGTTCTTGATGAAGAACGTCAGGCATTAACGTCTCAGGGTGGTTTGGCTAACCCCGTCTTTGGTGGGGCACTCCAGCTTAATCCTGAACTTGATGCAACTACTCTTGCTACTCGTTCTCTGCTTCTTGCTCATGAACTTGCTGTTTCTTCTCTTGTTCGTAATACTGCTACTTATCCGGGTGCAAACACCGTTACGTTAGCTGGTACGCAACAGTGGGACGATTACACAAACGGCGTCACTTCTGTATCTAACCCTGTTGCAAATATTCAAACTGCTATGCGTGCTGTGTATCAGCTCACTGGTCGTTATCCGAACACGATGATTGTTCCTGCTCTTGGTATGCAGTACATCGAGAACCATCCTCGTATCGTTGATAGGTTCAAGAACTTCAACCTGTCTATCCCGGATGCGTTCAAGACTCTTACGGGTTTCGACGGTACTGTTCTTCCTGTTGATTCACATTACAATGCTGCAAATAACCTCGATGCCACTCAGAATATTGTACCGTTTTGGGGTAAGGACGTTTGGCTTGGTATCGTCGATCCGGTTCCGTCGCTTAATACGTTCACGTTTGGTAAGACTTTCTCGCAGAATTATCCTGATGGTTCTACTCGGCCTGTCGATCGTTGGCGTGAAGAAGCTCGCAAAGCTGATATCGTGCGTGTTTCCTTCAAGTACGATCTTAAGGTTGTTGCATCGGGTGCTGGCTATCTCATTCAGACCGCATTCAGCACGAATGCTTGGGGTAACTTCTAATGTATGCGTGGAGTAGATTCGCCAAGACGATCAATGAGTGGGGTCGAGTAGAAGAATGGATCGAACCCGGCGATGAAATCTCTCAGGCTGATATCGGCGTTAATGATGATGAGTGGCAGGAGTTACAGGATAATGGTGCTGTTCGTGAAGAAGCATATCCTCCGGTTGAAGTTGATCAGTCTCCTGCCGAGTATTATCGTGAGAATCCTGATGAAGCTCCCGAAATTGATGTTGATGAAAACACTCCGACGCCCGAGGCGATGGAAAAGATTGATGCTGGTCTTGCTTCTGGCATGAAAATGCCTACTGAGGAAGGCACACCTGCTGCACCTGCTACTCAGGAAGAACAGACGGCGGCGAGTGAAACTAAGACTGAAGATAAGGCTACTAGTGGTGGAGGCACTACACCGTAATCATGGCTACTACTGTGTTCGCTAGCGAAACCGATATTCAGGCTTGGCTTGCGCCTGACAAAATTCAGGTTGATGATGCCAACTCTGAAAAGGCAAATATCGAAGCTACGCGGATCATCAAAGGACAACTTGTTGGTTTCTTTGAACCGCTGGTAATGGAGTCGTGGGTCGATCCTGACCATACTCCCGAAGTAATACGCGGGATAGCGGGTCGGCTCACGGCTGCATTTATGCACGCAGCTATTTATTCCGAAGAATCTGACAGAGAAATCTCAGCGTATTCTCAGTGGCTTTATTCAGAAGCGTTGATAATGATTGCACAAGTTGAAGCGGGAACTCTGGTTGTGACGGACGACGACGGCAATCCGATCGACACAACAGGGAGCGGGCTATTATCTTTCTTCCCCGACGATACGGCAACTGCTCCTGCATTTACAGTGGAGCAATTTTTTGCCTAGGACATTTGTTATAGCTCAGACGGAGACTGAAATTATTACTGCTACATGGACTCCTGATCCTGAGGTATTAGAAGAAGAAATCTTGTTAATGGCAGATGATTTTGAAAATTGGACTATTCCTCTACAAGAATCTAAAGAGGCATTAAGGGCAGGAACTCAACGTAGATTTGATACCGAAACTGATCCTGATGGTGTGGCGTGGACTCCTCTTAGTGAATCATATTATCGGTGGAAACAACATCAACTTGCTGGGCCTGACCTTATTCTTCAACTTTCATCTAGATTGGTAGAAGCAGCTACTAGTGAAGAAGCGTGGTTTGTAACTCAGGATGCGATTTTCTTTAATGCTGCCGCATTACCGAAGAATCCCGAAGATGGTACAAACTATGGTATGGCACATCAAGCCGGAACAGTCAGCAGAGAGCGTCAAAAACGGATTAAAGATTTCAGTGCAAACAAAGAACAATTCACCGAGCAAGTGGCGGAGGCTATTCTTACTGGTAGTGGTAGTGGTAGGAACCTTCCCGCTCGTCCGTTTATCGGAGTTGACAACGAAGATATCGCTGAACTTGAAGCTGTTTTTATTGATCATTTGCACAAAAC